TTCTTGTACTAATGCAAGGAAATTATAGGGTTCAAATAATTGATTTTGTTATGTAATATTGATGATTTTTGTTTTTTTATATTTTTGATTGTGAGCTAATAATTATTATAGGTTTATCACTTTTATTTTCTGCTGGTGGGAAGCATTGTTGCTCCGAAGAGGCAGAAGTCACTGCCTTTTTATTGTAGCAACTCAACTTTTAAAGGAAGTACGATGTCTACGACCACCGATCAAATTGCTGTTCAGTACCCTATTCCAACCTATCGCTTCGCTGTCAGCGTAGGTGATGAAAAGATGTGTTTCCAGAGCGTATCGGGTCTGGATATCAGTCATGACACTATTGAATACCGTGATGGTGGCGGTAACTGGCTGCAAATGCCGGGTCAGCGTCAGCGGCCGACCATTACCCTGAAACGAGGTGTGTTCAAGGGACAATCCAAACTCTATGACTGGATTAATTCCATCTCCCTTAATCAAGTCGAGAAGAAAGATATTTCCATCAGCCTGACCGATGAAACAGGTTCGAATCTGCTGATCACCTGGAATATTTCCAATGCCTTCCCGGACAAGCTCACGGCCCCGAGCTTCGACGCGAGCAGCAACGAAGTTGCGGTGCAGGAAATGAGTCTGAAGGCTGATCGGGTGACCGTTGAGTTTCACTGATTAAGCAACGCGTCAGGGTGTCAGGTATTGCCTGGCACTTAGGTGCAAGTGGTTCTTAAAAGGATAGCGTAATGACAGTTGTAACAAACTACCCAGGTGTTTATATTGAAGAAAGTGCTGAGCTGTCACTGTCGGTATCAAGCGGTGCTACGGCGGTACCAGTGTTTGCCTGTAATAATGACGTTCTTACCGGAGTTAAAAAGATAAACTCATGGCTGGACTTTATGGCCCTCGTGAAAGGCTTCAATCCTCATGGTTATATTCATGATTCCGTGAGGAGTTATTTCGACAATGGTGGAGGCCCTTGCTATATCGTCAGCTTGAATTCTCTATTGCAAGAAGTGCCGAAGCTGGATGATGCTACGTTGCTGGTGGCGGCTGGCGAGAATATTAAAGATTCGGTCGCTAAGCTGTGTAAGCCAGGCAGCGGACTGTTTGCTATTATGGATGGCCCACCCGATGAACTGAAAACCGATGGTACCTCTCGGGATTGGTATGATCAGAATCCTTATACTGCTGTTTATTATCCCTGGTTGACTGCTGATTGGGCGACCGTTGATATTCCCCCCAGTGGTGCCATTGCCGGTATTTACTGTTCGGTCGATCGCAGCCGTGGCGTATGGAAAGCTCCAGCCAATGTGGTACTGCAAGGCGGTGTCAAGCCCAAGTACAAAGTAACGGATGACCTGCAGGCCACCTATAACAACGGTAAAGCCATCAATATGATCCGCGAGTTTCCTAATACCGGCACTACGGTATGGGGCGCGCGTACTCTCGAGGATTCTGACAAATGGCGTTATGTCCCGGTTCGCCGGCTGTTTAACAGCGTGGAGCGAGATATTAAAAATGCCATGAGCTTCGCTATGTTTGAACCTAATAGCCAGCCCACCTGGGAACGGGTGCGCAGCGCCATCAACAATTATCTTTACAGACTTTGGCAACAAGGTGGCCTGGCGGGAACCAAACAGGAGGAGGCTTACTTCATTCAGATTGGTGAAGGTGTCACCATGACCGATGACGATATCAAACAAGGCAAGATGATCATCAAAATCGGCTTGGCGGCAGTGCGCCCGGCAGAGTTTATTATCCTGCAGTTCAGCCAATCGGTCGGCGAGGCCTGATAAACAGTGGTTGCCTGCCAGGGCCGCCAAATATATAAATTGATTTAGGAAACAAGCATGCCTTCTTATGCCACTCCCGGTGTTTACATCGAGGAAGACGCTTCACTGTCGCTGTCGATCAGCAACAGCCCAACGGCCATTCCAGTTTTTATTGGCAAATTCCTCAAGAAAGACGGTAGTCTGTCAGCGAAGGGGAGTTGTATTAAAATCTCCAGTTGGTTGGATTTTACCTCGCAATTTTTGCTGTCACCGACAATCTCAGTAACGGCTACGGCCAAAGCTCCGCCAGCTCTTAAAGAGGGTGAATCCGCCTTGAATAAGGCTGATGCGCCATTGCGGGCGGACGCAAAAAATACCTACACTGCCGCCGTAACGTTGCCTTCTAACGGTGCTTTTGCAGTACAGCACTACTTTAATAATGGTGGTGGCGTCTGTTACGTATTGCCGCTGGTTGAGCCTGATAAGGATAAAGCAAAAGATGAACTGGCAACCCTGCCGGGTCTGATCGAACAGCAACAAGAGATTACGTTGCTGGTCTGTCCGGAAACGGATACAACCTTGACAACATGCACAAAGCAGGATGTCTATAACGCGCTGAATGATCTATTGCTGAACAAAGTGGATTACTTCCTGATTGCTGATAGCACCAATGGAAGTGATGCCCCTTCAACGAAAGCAGAAAAGACCGCCGTCTACTACCCTGACTTGCTGACTTCCTTTACTTGCAGTCGCCCAGCGGACGCCAATATTGTCTTGACTGGCTATACGGACACTAAAATTACAAACCTGGCTGCACTGCAAACTGCTTCAGCTGATGAGTATGCGGCTGCGAAAGCTGTAGTTGATGCAGCGTGGACGGCAGCCAATGCACCGACAACCATCAAATTGCCTCCGAGCGCGGCTGTCGCCGGTGCCTATGCCGGAACAGATGCCAGCCGAGGTGTATGGAAAGCGCCCGCCAATGTGGCCCTCAACAACGCGACACCGGTAACGGTTGTAACTGATGCCGCTCAGGGCAGCATGAATGACAATGGTATTAATGCCATCCGTAGCTTTACCGGCAAAGGCACGCTGATCTGGGGCGCCCGTACTCTGGATAAGACGGATGCCTGGCGCTATGTCCCCGTACGTCGTCTGTTCAACAGTGTTGAGCGCGACATTAAGCGCGCCATGCAGCTGGCGGTGTTTGAACCAAACAGCCAACCAACCTGGGAAACCGTACGTAGCGCAATTGACCATTATCTGTATGGCCTGTGGCAACAAGGAGCGTTGTCTGGCAGTAAAGCCAGCGAGGCTTACTTTGTTCATATCGGTAAAGGCGTGACCATGACCGAGGACGATATCAAACAAGGCAAGATGATCGTCAAAGTCGGTATGGCCGCAGTGCGCCCGGCAGAGTTCATTATTCTGCAATTCACCCAGAACGTTGGACAATAAAATTTATCTCTGTGACATGAAATAGCACCTGCGGGTGCTATTTCCCACAATGTATGAGGTGTGATTGTGATGGAGATGAGTTTTCCAGGTATTCAGTTTTCTGACACGCCATTTGGCCAGACGCAATCGGACGTACCCACGGCAGTACCTGTGTTTATCGGATATTGTGAGAAAGGTACGACTAATACGCTCTATCCCATCTCTAACTGGACGGATTACCAGCGACAGCTGGGCGGGGCGGATAAGCGAAGCGGTGCAGCGGTTAAAGGGGCTTTGTATTATGCATTGCAACACTATTTTGATAATGGTGGTGGCCCCTGTTTTGTTTTATGCCTCGGTACTTATAGTGCGATTGACGGTTTGTTACCCGAACAACTGATCACGGCTTTGAAGTCCGAGGCGGTGGCGCAGCTGATTGTTGCTGAGTCGAGAATTACCCTGGTGGCTATGCCGGATCTGCAGATGTTGGGTGAAGGCGCATCAGTAGCAGCTAATTGGTCAAGCGGCTGGCAGGCGCTGCTGCAGATCTGTCAACGTCGTCGCGGTCTATTTGCTGTATTGGATGCTCCTGAGAGCGTCATCGAAACGAAAAAGTGCCTCGATACCAGTGCCAAATGGGACTCTGGTCAGTGCATGTCCGGCGCGGCCTATTGGCCTCGATTGGCGACCTCATATGTTGCAGAGGATAAGCAGCGGATCAGTGTTCCACCTTCCGCAGCAGTTGCAGCGGTGTTCCAGAAGACCGATCGCGAACAAGGTATCTGGACTGCGCCCGCTAATGCGGCACTGAGTGAAGTGGTCAAGCCCACTCAGGCCTATCAGGACGGCTTATCGCTGTTTGATCGTTCAGGTACATCGCTGAATGTGATTCGTAGCTTTCCGGGCCGTGGTGTACGGGTATGGGGATCTCGTACCTTGTGTAATGCGAATACCGGTGCGCGAGCTCCGTGGGTTTACATTCAGCGCCGGCGATTGGTTTCTTATATTGAGTCCACGCTAAGCGATATTGCACGTTTTGTAGTGTTTGAGCCCAACAATGAAATCACTTGGTTGAAACTTAAAGGGCAGGCAACGACCTGGCTACGTGAACTATGGCAACAAGGTGCACTTTATGGTCAGCAGGAAAGTGAAGCGTTCAAATTATCCTTGGGTCTGGATGAAACCATGACTCGTGAGGATGTCAATGCAGGTCGCTTGATCATGCGTGTTTCCCTGGCGCTGCTCTCGCCTGCTGAGTTTATTGAGTTGGATCTGCAGTTCACTACCAATGAAAGTAATAGTGATCAAGGGACATTGGCGTTGAATAAAGGGGTGTTCTGATGAGTATAGTTTCCGAGTTGTTCGAACCTTCAGTCTCTCACCGTTTTATGGCGACCTTTTTCTTTGGCGGTATTGTACCCAGTCCAGTGGATATTTATTTTCAACAGATTTCCGGCTTGAGCCGAGAGTTGAATGTCAGTGCTTATCGTGAAGGGGGGGACAATAGTGGAAACCTGTACTTGCCGGAGAATATCCAGCACGGCTCGTTAGTGCTACAGCGAGGGGTGATGGCGGTGACGCCACTTACCTTGAATTTCGATTCAGTGCTCAGTGGTGCCTCGGTGAGTTATTGCAACGTTGTCGTGATGTTGATGAATCACCTGTCCTTGCCGGTATGCAGCTGGACGATCAGTAAAGCGTTACCAGTGAAATGGAGCACCAGTAACCTGGACGCTAACAGCAACAGTATTTTGCTCAATACCCTGGAGCTGCGTTATCGGGATATGCATTGGCTGGGAGTAAAAGCATGACCATCGAAATCAGAGAACTGGTAATTCAGGCTCGGGTGACTTCGCCCGAACACACCACCGCTCCCCTGGTAGCAACCTTGCCCCAGTTGGGGCACCCGGAACGGGCTCGATTGGTTGCAGAAATCACTCGAGCGGTGCTGGAAAAACTGCGCAGCGAGCGGGGGAGTCGCTAATGGGACTCTTGGATGTCGGACTGGCAAAACTCACCATCACTGCTTTCAGCGACAGGGAGATGAAAAGCAAGGTCGGGGAAATCAAGGCGATGTATAACCCCGCCAGTATTCAATTGAGTTATCACACTGACTTTACCGAAGATTCATTCATTAACCGTGATGCAGACATCAGCAAATATCAGAAGGCTCGCCCGGGGGGCTTGAATCTGGAACTGCTGTTTGATGCCCGGTTACCGGGAAATAACGTTTCGCTGGACAGCCAACTGGCTAACTTGCGCGCGCTCTGTTGCGATGTAGACAGCAAAAATAATGCGCCGCGGTTTTTGCAGGTTAGATGGGGCAAGATGAGTTGGAATGGCAACGGTTATTTTGCCGGGCGTATGGCCAATTTAGTCTTGGGTTACACCTTATTTGATCGTGATGCCACGCCACTGCGGGCCAAAGCAACACTATCGTTGAGAGCGGATAAAAGCCTTGAGGCGCAGTCGCTGTCTTTTGATTCTTCCAAGGCGGACATGAGCATAGTCACTGTGCCGGATGTCAGCCCGTTGGCGCTGATTGCCGCTGCCAGTGCGGTGGACTATCTGGCTTTGGCGGTGACCAATGGGCTGGATAATCTGGATGATACTCAACCTGGGGGAACATTAGTGGTGAACCGGGGTGGGGCATCATGAGTTCGCTTAAGGATTTCACGCTGTGGGCAAGCGGGAAACAGCTATCAGTACTAGCAGCTACCTGGGTGGAAATTCATACAGAGGTCAATCATATTCCAAGTGCCCGGTTGGTATTGAGTGTTGCAGATAACGCACTGGCTAAAGCAGAAGCGGAAGTAGCACTGTGTAAGCCGGGCAGTGAGTTTCGTATTGCTACCCACAAGGGCTCAACCTTGTTCAGCGGTATTCTGGTGCAGCAATCAATGCGACTGCAAAAAGGCAGTTCAGAATTAACGCTGACCATTAAACATCCATTACAGCGCCTGACTGCTTCTTTACGCAGCCAGGTTTTTATGGATGCCAAAGAAGACGCCATTCTGCGCGAGTTGTGTTCGGCGCAAGGTATCACCATCAAAAAGCTGGAGGGCGTCGACGCCACTCATCAGCAGATGGTGCAGTTTGCGTGTTCCGACTGGCAATTTATGACGGCTCGCCTGCGGGCTAACCGGGTTTGGCTGGTACCTGAACTGGATAGTGTCAATGTAATGAAGCCTGCATTAGCCGGGCAAGCAGACCACACGCTGTACAAAAATGGCAAAAAAGGCCCGGGTATCGAGGAGGCCGAGTGGCAGTTTTCCTGCCAGGAGCAACCCAAGCAACTGGCCGTCTGCGCCTGGGATCTGTCGGGACAGGCGATGTCTCGCACTGCTACACCGGCTTCGCTGTCGATCGGGCGTGATGCATTCGATTCCGCAAACCTGGCCGCGCTGAACAGCAGCACCTGGTCGTTGGCCAAGAGTCAACCGCTGACAACTGAAGAGCAGGGTGCATTGGCCAACGCTCGTTGGTTGGCACAACAGGCAGCGGGTATTCAAGGGCGTTTCACCGTAGAGGGGGACACTAAATACCAGTTGGGCCAAACCTTGGCGCTATCAGGGTTCGGCGGCTCTTTTGATGGTTCGGCGTTAATTACCGGGGTACAGCACCAGATCAGCAAAGAGCGCTGGCGCACCACGCTGCTGATCGGTCAGCCGCTCTTGCAGGATGTCGATGCGGGAGTGGTCCCCAGAGCCGCGGGTGTGCTGGTTGGTGTGGTGGATAGCTATCAGGAAGACCCAGGCAAGCTCAACCGGCTACGGGTCAAGATCCCTGCATTGATGCAAAACGAAAAACCACTCTGGGCGCGGTTTGCCACGCCTTATGCCAGTCAAGAGAGTGGCTTGTGTTTTTACCCGGAAGCAGGGGATGAGGTGGTTGTCGGATTCTTTGCCGATGATCCCTGTTATCCGGTGATTCTCGGAGCCATGCACAACCCGAAGAATCCCCCCCCGTTC